GGATCGAAAGATCGGCAAGAATGGTGAGAGAGATCAACGGCTTAGTTGGGGAATAGTTTAACGGTAGAACGACGGACTCTGACTCCGTTAGTCTTGGTTCGAATCCAGGTTCCCCAGCCACTTGATTTTGCTACGCTTTTTCCCTTTCCGAGCATGAACATAAAGAGACGGTCGGGCGCTTAGTCGGGCGACTTCGTTCTGCTTTCGAGCTTCCGGATTGCCGCTTCTCCCAACGCGGGATCGCGGCTGAGATAGTGCGCGTCGAGAATTGCGCCGACATCGCGGAGTGAATGACCGGTGATGGTTGCGATCTCCGCAACCGTGGCGCCAGCGATGGCGAGTCGGGTCACAGCCGTTCCTCTCAAGTCATGGAATGTCAGATCGACAATGCCGGCCTTGATGCAGGCTTTTCGCCACGACGAGCGAAAGCCATCCGGTGTCCACGGAACGCCGTCCATGTTCACCAGAATCACGGGGCTTTTTCTCTCTGTCGCATCAAGAACCGCCTTCAGCGGTGCACCGACTGGAATGCTGATGCGAGCCCCTGTTTTGCCTTGAAGGAAACGGATGGTCATTCCGTCATAGGCTGACCATGCGAGGCGCAGCAGATCGCCTTGCCGCTGGCCGGTCCAGAGCGCCAGCATAAGCGGCAGGTGCAAGTGCGGCGGCGCTGCACTCAAGAATGCCCTTTCGTCGGCGTCGCTCCAGACGCTGTCGTTACGGTTCGCCCGATATAAACGCCCGCTGCGCTCGCACGGATTGGCGGCTGTGATTCCTCTATCTCGGGCCCATGACAGGATCCGCGCTAGAACTTGAAACGCGTAATCAGCCTGGCGCCGGGACGCGATTGCCAGTCGGTCGCGCCAAGCAAGGAATTCGCCGCGTGTTCGACGATCGGCGAGGGCGGTCAAAGGAAAGTCCGCGAACTCCGCCTCGATCCGCTTGATTTGCTTCACGTAGTCGGCGCGCGTGCGCGGCGCCAGACTGCGGAAATCATCGCTCGCTTGATAGCCCTGCATGATCGAAAGCAGGACGCCAGCCGGCGGCTGTCGCTTGAGCTTCGCCGCCTCGTTGAAGGCGGCGACAAACTCCGGTGATCCGGGCGATCCAGGGAGACGAGGCCCGCCTTTCCACGCGTACCAGTATGTAACCTCGCGACCGTCAGCGAGACGCTTCCGCCTCGAATTGAGGCCCTTAAGACGAACGCGCATTTTGTTTCGCCTTCCATGCGTCGAATGGGCTATCGGGGGTTGGGGGGGTATTGAGCGCGGTGGTTACGACGCTGATCCTTCCATCGGGCGCAATATCGATCCGGGCGATTTCCAGCCCGGCCGCTTTCGTGGCCCTGACTGCCCTCGATACGTCGACTTGCTTGAAGGTGGACGGGCGAGCCATGCTTACATTTCCTCAGAAGCGAGAGTTGCGGTCGCGCCCGCCTTGGCCCCAAGACCCATTGACGGGCGCGAGGAGGGGAGGCTGGCTTTCCGTTGTTGGATGGACCGCGACATCCTCAAGGCAATCTCCTCGCGCCTAGCCGGTAACGCCGTTGAGGCGAACGCGTACGGTCGGGGAACTGCCGGAGGTTGCCAGCAGCGCCGCGCCAATCTTGGTGTTGCTCGACGCCGTCGAGGTGCACGCCTTCGTTGTGGCGTTCCAATAGACCGTTGCGCCTTGGGTGAATGTGTCGCCTGCCGTCTTGTCCAGATCGAAGACGCCTACAGTCTCAATCTCAACCGGCGTGGACGCCTCTGCCGCGATTGCTGCGACGCCGAAGAGGCTTCCGATCAGGACGCCGGCGCCGGCACTCAAACCATCGGCGGGTGCCGTTACGGACACGACGTTGCCGGGCTGCACATAGTTCCTCATGTCAGGTTCCTTTCGAGGAATAGAGTCGAACGGTGTGGACGCGGCCGCCTCGGAGCACGCCCAAGCGACGCTCCAGATCGGCGATCGCAGCGGCGAGTTCCGGATCCGACCGATACTCGGCTCGCTGCATGCCGCCGTTGCCGGCCTGAACTTCGGTGCTTTTGATGCCGCTCGCCCGTTTGGCTCGCAGTCTCTCAAGCTGTGCTTCGAGGACGGCTACGCTTTCCATGATCAGGATCCAGACTTCGAGCTGTACCAGCCGCGCCAGTCCACGAATCCCCCGCCGAAATCGAGGCGGACCTTGATCTTGACGCCGTCCACATCGAACCCGGCTTGGGTCTCGATCTGCGGGCCGGGCTCGCCTTCGAGATAGGCGTATTCTAGGCCGTCGATCTCGGCCGGGTCGGCTACCAGGTACCAGCGGCCGGTATCGGTGAGGCGCGGGTCGACGACCGGCGTGAGCTTCGCCGAGAAGACGTTGACGTCCGCCACAGCGGTGGCTGTGATCTGGGCGACGAGCGTCTCGGCCATCGTTTCGAGGTCTGGCGGGACGAGCAGGTATTTCGGCGTTACCGCGATCGGCTCCGATACCATGCCTTTCTGTTTGCGCATGGCCAGGCGTGCCGCCGCGAGGGCAGCGCTGCCGTCCAGAGCCGCCGTACCCTTGTTGCCGTGGTCGGCATGGAATAGGGCTTTGTTGTCCGCCATCGTGGGGCCAAGGCCAGAGGCGGAGGTCACGAGGTCGACGAGGAACTGGGCTTCGAAGGCTGCGGCGGCTCGGCCCATCCTGCGAGACAGGTCGGAAAAAGCGCCGAGATCGTCATTCACGAGCGCTTGCCGCGTCAGGCTGATGATACGGCCGAAGGTGTCGATCTTGTAGGATTCCTGCCCTTCGGCGAGGGCTCCGTGTTTGAACTCGCCGGCCTCGTTGACCTTCTCCAGGGTAGGGGCTTCCGAGAGCTGCAGGCGATGCTTGGCGCGGAAGTCGCGGGCAGTTGTCTGGCGTCCGAGCTGCCTTACGGCAGGCTGCGCAACCTTGTAGCTGTCGCGCAGTGTCCGGCCGACCGTGTCGCCGAGGATGAGCGGAAAATCGCTCGTCGACAGGGCCCGTTCGACTATCGAGGCGGGCGAAAGGCCCGTCGTCGAAATGCCGCGAGTACGAAGGCAGTCGCGGGCGACTTCGGGAATGGTGAGGCCGACATAGGAGCGGGCGGCTTCCGAGGGTGTGTGCCCCGGATTGGCGCGCGTGTAGAGGGCCTCGCCGATGGCGGATGCGCGCACGGTCGGATCGTTGTGATCCGTGCCTACGCTGATCGTGGTCGTCCGGAGTTGGTTAGTTGGCGCCGAGCGGGTCCGCATGGCGTCAAAGGCTGCGGAGCGAGCCGCCTCCATCGTCGCATTGCTGTCGATCTGACCATCGACCCAAGTCTGGTCGAGCCCGGCCAGGCTTGCGACAGACCGGATCTCGGAATTGACGGCGGCCCGATCCGCAGGCGCCGTCAGAGTGGGAGCCGCCGCGGCGGGCGGGTTCGCCGGAATTACCGGCGGGGCAGTAACCGTCATGGTCTCACCTCGAATGGTGGCCTGCGGGTCGGCGGGAATGGGGACGATGGAGAGCTCTACCGGGGTCCAGCGCGTCGCGGTTTTCACGCGCCGACCGCCTTCGGTGGCTTCCTTCCAGTCGTGGACGATGTAGCCAACAGAAACACCCCGAAGGTGGCCGTCGCGAATGTCTTGAATGATCGGATCGAGATCCGCCCGCCGGGACAACTTGACGATGGCGCGGGCTTCTCGGTTCCCGCCGACCGTCCAGGCTTTCTGAACGGAGCCCAAGACATCAGTCAAATCGCCCCGGCGGTGGCTATTGAGGACTGGTGCGCCGATGAAGGCAGACCAGTCCTGATCGAGTGCCAGGCGTTCGGTGTAGAGGCCGCGCGCGTCAAAGCGATCGACATCGGACCCGGTCGAAAACGTCACCTCAAAGGTGCGTTCATCCTGGTTCCAACTCGTCGCCGCGAGGGGGGCGCGTCGAAGGACTATTTCAGCGACCGCGTTCATGCAGCCCTCCGACTGTTGGATTGTGCGATCCGGTCCGCGTGTTCAGCGAACATGCGGGCGGCCTTTGCCAAACGATGAAGTTCGTCGCGCGAGCAAAGGCGCGCCATAGGGAAGGCGAAGCGCCAGAACTGACGCCATGCGGGGGCGATGAGGTCGGGCTTCATGGGGTCTCGTCCTTGACGTTCGAGCCGGCCGGCTGGTTCGACGGAGCCCCCATGCTGCTGAATGTGAGGCCCAGCGCGGTGGCGCGTACATTGTCGGCCGAGATCTCAGTATCAAGAGTCTCAAGGTCATAGCCGCGAGCGGCCACAGCCTGACGCCGGCTCATGAGGCCCGCACCGATGGCCGCTATCTCGGCCTCTGCGTCTTTCTTCGGATCTACCCATTCTTGGCGCGGTGTAATCCACCGAGCGCCGAGCCACAGCTCAGGGTTCCTTTCGAAGCCTGGGGCCAACAGCCGTCCTGACAGAATCTCGGCCATGACGAAGCGACGCCAGACAGGCCGGCAAAATTGAAACACCAGTGCACTGTGCTGGAGCGCTTCGACGCGTCGGCGAAATTCAACCAGCCCGGCGCGGATACTCGAATAGTTCGTGCCGGACAGATCCCCGGTCAGCGTTTCGTAGGGAAGGCCAAGCCCGGCCGCGATCTCGCGCGCCGTCAACTTGAGAAACTCGATCACCTCCTGGCCAACGTTTGCCGGATCTGAAAAGCGAATGTCCTGGCCGGGATTGAGCACCTTTAGCGTGCCCGGCTCTAATCCTCCATCAAGGCTACCCTGACCGTCGCGCTGCCCGTCGAAGCCGACAGGTTCGCCGTTCGGGTCGATGATGAAACCGGTAAGCAGCGCCGCCACTTTCTGGCGGACCAATTGCGCATCGGATGCGGTGTCATAGTCGGCAAGTCGCAGCAGCACAGGCGCGAACCAAGACAGGCCGCGCACCTGGCCCGGAACTTCTGGCCTGAATAGATGGCAGACATCCTCGGCAAGTAGCCGAACGGTGTCGAGACTAGTGCCGAGGGGCAGGCCCGGCCGCTCGCGGAAGACATGATAGGCAATGCGACGTCCCGTTGCCGTGAACTCGATGCCTGCGACGATGCGGGTACCGTTTCCAAAGTCCCGATGTGCAGCCGGGTCAATCTGTTCGGCGTCCAGCAGTCTAACCTTGAGCCGGCCGGCGTCGTCATGGCTCAATGCGGCAAAAGACTCTCCGTCGATCACCATGCGGCGCGCGGCAAGTGCCTGCATCGCATAGAAATCGCCGAGCCCTTCTGCGTCGGCCTGGTCCGTCCAGCGTTCAAAGGCCGCATTCAATATGGTTCGTACGGATTCGTCAGGGTGCGTCGACTGCGGCTTGATGCCGGTGCCGATGAGTGCAGACACCCAACCATCAGCTCCGGAGGCGGCAAGGGGATTGTTTGCCACCAACGCACGCGCCCGCTTGCCGACCGGCCCACGCGCCGCGATTTGCGAGGCGAGTTGGTTGGGCATGTCGACGAAGCCGCGCCAGCGCCGACCACCGCCAGCGGCGTCATAGCTCCGGCCGGTCGGCTTCGTTCCGGCGAAAATGCGGGCGAGGCGGGTGAGCATTTTGGGCTACTCGCGCTCTTCGCCGGGCTGGCCTGAAGCTTTGAGGTAGATCTCGTTCCAAGCTTCATTCACCCGATCGTGCAAGTTGTCGAGGCTGAGAACTATAGAGACATGCCTCTCCTTCTGAGTGATGGTCGCCTGAAGCTCTTCGACGCGGACGATGTCGCTATAAAGTTGACCGGGGAAGTAGATTGGCGCGCAATCCTCAATACCCACTCCCGGACCGCCGCGCGGGGTAGCGGGAATGAGGCGGCCGAGATATCCCGTCGAGATTACGAGAAACACCTGCGTGTCTTTTCGAAGGATGAGGTTCTGTACCTCGCGATAGATGTGCGACGCGTCAAATCCAGCATCGACGAGTTCAACCAGCGCGAGAAGCTGAACGGCATCCCGTTTGGTGAGCTCTCGTGCACGGCCGGGCACTCCCGGCTCACTTGGGTTGAAATACCCACGGCTGATCCACTGTTCGGGACGAGTCGCGTTGAAGCCGAGGGCATGGCAGAGAGGGCGAAGGCGAACGGTATTCATATCAATCTCCGACACTGTGTCAGAGAAATCTAATGCTGCTCCGACAGTGTGTCAATGGTTCCGGGTTTTACGCTCCAGGGGGGGCAGCCGATTGTTGTCAGGCATTTTCGCGTGCTTTGCGCGAGGTGGCCGACCAATTCAATGTCCCCGAGCCGTGTGGCCTCCTCAATGAGCACGCATGCTCGCTCTAGTATATCGAGCTCTGCTCGCGCTTCGCGGCCGCGCAACTCCTTGATTAGTAGTTGAATGCTTCGCTCAACGTAGGTTGCCGATGGATCAACAAGTGCGCTCGCCCGAGGGTAGTTTTGATATTCGGCTGTCTCAAAAACTTCCCTGACTTGTCTAAGCGCTCGGTACGCGTTTGCTAGGTCAGGAATGCCAATCTCACGGAGCACGCGGTTTGCGCTGGTGGCATTGCGTCGAGCGCCAACTTTGGGCTTCTCATCGTAATCATCGACGGCCAATAGTTCCGTGAATGCTTCGGATGCTTGCTGGCGTAGTAGCTGCGAATTGCCATTGATCGCTTCACTTTCAGACTTCCCAGGCCCGTAAACATGATCGCTGCCCATAGGGCCGACTCCTGTGATATAGGTCTCAACAGAATATGTTGATAAGGGAGGCGGCAGCAGCCGTCAACATAAAATGTTGATAATGACACCTGCGCAATGTCGCGCCGCACGCGCGCTGATTGAATGGACGCAACCACGGCTGGCCGAGGCTTCTGGCTTAGGGCTCTCGACTGTAGTGGATTTTGAGAAATCGCGTCGGCCGGTCTCGGACGCCTCTGTTGCCAGTATGCGGACGGCACTAGAGGTTGCAGGCGTCATATTCATAGATGAGAATGGCCATGGCTTGGGTGTTCGCCTCAACTAGGAATTGCCATGATCGCTAGCGGAATTCACGCACTAGTTGAGAAGTTCTTTCCTCGGGCTCTCAGCGTGGCTAGTGATGAGGTAAGGCTAACGCCGACGTTGCGATTTCGTCTGGCCTTCTATGATGAGCTTCGTTTTGATGAGCAGGGACGCCTCCGCTCTGTCGAGCAGTACAAGAAATTTATCGCTGCCCTGCAGGTGAGTGAGCAGAAACGAGATTCGGCCGTCAAGTCATGGTTAGTTATCACGTCTGCAATGTCGGCTGTGTTGTTCGGTGCAGACTTGACCATACCGGGATTGAACACCAGTCTTAAAAATCTTCCGGCTGCTTTGGAGATAACGACAGCCCTATCTATTATATGCTTTGTGTTCTTATTGATGGCCTTCCATACGCATCAATGTTATGGCGCCATTGTATCAATCTATAGTCAGGCAATTGCCAATGGAAGCAGTGTTGATCCTGATTACATAATGGCATCTGAAGTCCATAACGAATTTTTTCTAAAGATGTTTAGAATTCCTATGCATATCGGTGGTTTGGATACTTATTTACCTGGGGCTGGTTTCGAGTTCGCCTCCAAAGCGATAGCTGTTCTATTTGGCTTCCTTATAGAGTGTATCCTCATATTATACCTCTCTTTGGTATTTTATTCTGTTATCTCAACTGTATTTTCTGCATCAAATTATATAATACTTACTCTCTATGTGGTATTTGTTTGCACCGCTGTTGCCTTGTCCCTCGCTATACTTTTGTCTGAATTGGTCCAGTTTCGTTTTCGCAACAGATTCTATGTGCCTACGAGCGCTTCGGTTGTTGCGGAAAGCACTCCTACGGATCCATCCATTTCGATCTGAAGATTTTTTTAATGATGGTGGGGGCGGGCCCGAGCAATTGAGTGGCTGCCTGCTGGCTGTGCTCCAGGAGCTGGTGCTTCAGCGCAATCAGACCCTGCAGTGCCGCGTAGGCATAAACCCTGCAGTCCAGGGCTTCATTGCGCACTTTTGGGTCTTTCCGCCATTCGCGGATTGGTACACCCCGCCGCCAGCTTTTGATTAACCTTTCAGCGCCTAGCTGTCGGAAATAATCCAGATCTCGCCCCACAGAGAAGTGACAGTAGCCCGGCCCGGGTTCCTTGAGCCGAAGGCGATTTGTTACGACTTCCTTCGCGGCATCTACTCCTACGATATAGGGCGCCATCAGTTTCAAGCGGTCTTTGGGTTTCGGGGGGCGCTTGGGCCAGACCGGCACGCCAGCACCCGCGCGGCCCTTTATCGCCCAGACAAATCGGCCGCCTCGATCGCGAGCAAAACGATAGACGATCTGCGTGTGATGGCCTCCAGAATCGATGGAGACAGCGCGCACGGGCAGGTTGCGGCCGCTGGGGTGTTTGAAAGTCCGCATAATTTCGGCGTCGAGAGCATGCCAAACGGCTTGATCGGCCGGGTTTCCCCAAAGCACCGTGTATTCGATCGACCAAGACTCTTCACCTATGCCCCAGCCGACTATTTCGAGCTCTAGCCTGTCGCCCTGGACGTCTACGCCGGCGGTAAGCGTCACTACGCCTTCCGGCAGATCATCCCCCCAATCCTCGAGCCGCTCGAGGAATCTGGTCGCCTCTAGCGTTTCAGAATCCCGATCCTCGTAGGGCTCGCCTAGCTTGAGATTGGTCCACGTTTTGATGCGCTCCGGATCTCTCTCTGAGGCAAGGAAGTCTGCAGCAATTTCGCCCCAACTCTCGAAGGGCGAGTAAAGAGCGGATAAATGAAATCCCGCAGTGAGGCCATCGCTGTGGGCCGTCGCTCTCCACTCTCCCTTCGCCAGCATCGTGTGTTTGTCGGCTTCCTCTATGACGCCGCCACATTCTTGGCACACATAGTAAGCCTGCCTCGGCTGCCCCTCGGGCCATGAAACCCCACGCCAGCCGAGTACTTGGTAGGTTTCGCAATGAGGACAGGGGACAAAAAAGCGCCGTTGGTCGCTTTCGTCATAAGCCTTTTCGATCCGAGAGAGCCCCGCCTCTGTAGGGGTTGAGATTAGGAACACCTTCCGACGGCCACGGAATGTCACTGTTCGCTGGACAGCGAGTGCGACTGGATCTCCTTCTCCGTCGGCATCCGTCGGAAACGCATCGACTTCGTCTAGAACAAGGTACCGCGCGGGTGTAGAGCGCAGGCCTGTAGCAGAGTTGGCGCCTGTCATGACTAGGGCACCGCCTGGAAACTCTTTCATTCCGACCGTGTTTCCGGGGTCTTTGGAGCGCGCAGGAGATATCTTCGCGCGAAGTGCAGGCGTCCCTTCGATTAGCGGTTCAATGCGTGTCCGCGAGTTTCGACGAACCATGTCGATTGATGGCCAAACCGCAAGTATCAGGCCAGGAGCGTGTGCTATCCAATAGCCAATGGCATTCAGGCCGGCCTCAGTCCCGCCAGTCTGCGCTCCCTTCATCAGTACGACACGCTCGATCGGGGAGCCGGTCGAAAGGCAATCCATGATATCGCGGAGGTAGGGCACGCGGCCAGTGCGCCACATGCCAGGCTCTGCATTCGTTCCGGGCAGAATTCGATGACGATCGGCCCATTCGGTGACGGTCAGCTGTTGTTCCGGCAACAGGCCGGTGCGCCAGGCGGCATCAACCAGCTCGGCGGTGAATGTTGCGAAGTCATCCACGGTCGATATCTCCGAGCGGCACGCCCGCCAGCATGGTGAGCTGTTCACGGACGAGTCTATCCAAAGACGCCACGATCATAGAAAGGTCTCCGGTAGTCGCTCGGGCGATTTCAGGTGCTGCGCGATTGACCCAACCAATCCAAGCGTCGCGTTCGGCACGGGCTCGGCTCTCGATCGCTCGCAGCGTTGCCTCACGGTCAATGAGTTGTCCTCCCATGCGTTTGGCCTTTAGGCGCGCTATCTCGGCCTCGGAGATCTCTCGTGCAGCCCGGGGCGATATAGGGGGCAGCAACGCCTGCGAAGCGTCGACCGATGCCCGGCGGCGGTTGGGATCGACATTCTCGGCTACCCACGCGCGCCCGCGAGTCACGTTGATCCGTCCATTCGGTTCGAGCGGCAGGCCACTTGCGATGAGTTGAGAGACGCGGCCGGGCGTGACGCCGATCAGCTCGGCGAACCCCTTCTTGGAAAGCGTTTCAGGGGGCTTGGCAGACTCTGCGAATAGGGAGAAGCTTTGCGTTTCCTGCATGCTCAGGGCTCCCTCAACTGAAAAACTTTAGGGCTCAAAAGCACTCGCTCTAGCGAAATCCAGCGCTGCCTCTGCACCGCGGTGCATAGGGCAGGGAGGACCCAAGCGAGACAGGACTTCGCCCTATTCCCCTCGATCCTCCCAAATGGGACGATGATGGGACTACGGTTCATTCTATAAACCATTGAAATTGTTAGGTTTGGGAGCTTGTGGGAGGGTTGGGAGCTTGTTTCCATATGTATAAGAAGCTGGGAAGTGATGAGACTTAAGCCCGTATGCGCTCTAGGGAGACGAAAGATCCTCCCAATCCTCCCAACACTTCCCAATGCTTTTGAAATCAATGGCTTATGGCTTGGCGTATCGTCCCAGAATCCTCCCATTTGGGAGGATGGGGACGCATTCACCTGATTGGGAGCTTGCTGCATCATTCGTCCTCGCCGGGCCAGCGGGGAGGCGCGGAGGGAGATGGATCGAAATCCAGCTCGGACTTAGTGAGGCGAAGATCGATCCACCACATGAAGTTGGATTGGATCGACTGATGGCCCCGCTCCTTCATTGCAAGTGAGAGCCCGCGGGCAGACCATTCCTTTTCGCCAGCAGCTCGTGCCCAGGATGTGAAGACGCGGTGGAATACCGAGGCCTGCACCCTCTCGCCTGCGGCTAGGTGAGTAGCCTGCTGGAGAAAGCGGCCGAGAGGGTCTGAATCGCTTCGGTAATCAGCCGTGGCGTCTGCGACCACGCTTGGCACGCACAGACCGGCATCGAGATAGTCGCGGATACCATCGAGCAGACGATTGAGAATTCCGGACGCTTCTGCAGCGAGCTGCGCAGGCAAATGGCGATCGGGCTTCTCGACGGTAATTGACCAGGGAACTAGGACGACGCGCCGCCAGATGCCCTCATCTGTTCCCAGAATGGCTGGCCGATAGTTTCCGCTCATCGTCAGTTTGAAGGACGGGCGGAATTTGAAATAGTCATGGTTCAAGTGCCGAGCCTGGATCGGTTCGCCACCTGTGACGAGTTTTATCAAGGCCTCCGCGAGCTTTGCGCCCTTCTCTGGCTCGGATGTAAGCAAGAGGCGGACACCTGGCAGTAATGCTAGATCCGGAGTTGCTGCGCCCGCGTTGCGTCCCCGCCCTTGATCAAGAAACGTCTCGATCGGGACCGTTTCGCAGTAGTCGCCGGAAACGCGCGCCCAGGTATCGACCAGTGTGGATTTGCCGTTTTTGCCTTTGCCGTAGAAGAAGCAGAGCTTTTGCTCGCCGGTCTCTCCTGTAAGCGAGTATCCGCCCCATTGATGCAGGAAGCGGCGCATTTCGGCCGCAGGATGCACCTCGCCGAGAAACTTGTCGTATGCCGGGCACAAGGCATCAGGCTTGAACTCTGCGCCGGCGAGCTTGGTGATCAGGTCGGCGGGGTCATGCGGACGGAATACAACCGGGTCTTGGTCGCCGGCCGTGCGACGAATATCGATCGTCCCATTCAGGACGTTCAATTTCCATGGGTCGCTATCCAGCTCCGATGCCTGAACGGCAAGATAGGGCGCGGCATGCTTTGGAATCGAAGCCAGCTTTTGGGCGGATTCCGAAGAGCGGCCCCACTTAGCAAGCTTGTCGGAGAGGAGCACAGCTTCGCCTGATCGTCGCTCCTCCAAGACCACGTCGAGGTCAGTTCCTCGAATGGCAGCAGCTTCGCCCTGTATCGCACGCGCGACCTGGTGCACCGCGCGGACGACGAGATCTTCAGCCCCTTCCCGAGCCCAGCGCCGGCCGTCCCAAGCCAGCCACCCTACAGCTGAGACATGAAGGAACTTGCCCTTGTTCCGACGAGCGAAGCGTTCGGCGTTGCCAAGGTCGGTGAGAGGAAGGTGTGCCAGATCTCGATCCAACTCACCGCCGTCTAGCTCCACCGGACGCGACGGCTCAACCAACTGCGCCTGATCAATCAGGGCAGAAATGATCTGGCTAGGAGGTACGCGTTCCATCAGGTGCGCGGCTCCATCTGCAAGCAAAGGCGCGCATTGGGGAGCGCATCGGTAGTCGGGAAAGCGCTTCTAACCCATTGAAAAGTCATTGTGGCATTTCTCCCAAGTCGGGAGAAAAAGCGTAGTTAGATCAAATGTCGTTCGGGGCCTCTGACTCCGTTAGTCTTGGTTCGAATCCAGGTTCCCCAGCCACATCGCTTTTTCAAGCAAAATCAAATACTTAGAATGAAATATGTGTCGCCCTCCGGGGCTTACATGTCGCATCATGTTGCGACCGATTGTCTAGGTTTTCCAACGTTTCACATGAGGCGACGGCAAGTCCACGCAACATGAAACGCGACATGGGCCGGAGCCCTGCGTTGCCATGACGGCAATGGAGGTTTCGGTGCAGGTTGCACCGAAACTGGGTCAGCAGTTCGTGCAGGATTTGCACATGCTGGGTCCGTGTCACACGAATGCAGGTATGCGCGTCACACGAATACCCGGGCAGGGCTGGTGTCATGACCGTGGTCGGGTTCGTCACCGGCGCTGACAAACCATTT